TACGTTTTGATGGCCCTCTGAATGTTACTCAAGTATTAGGTGCCTCTTCAAATTTGAGAGATAACTTTTATACTGTTAGTTTTAAATTACAGGAAACATTTGATTAATGCCCACAGTAAGAACATATGACTTTATTTTAACTGTTGCTGATGCTACAGGTTTTAGGAACGGTAATACAGTAGTTGGTGCTACATCAACTACACAAGCTGTTATTGCTAATGTAGATGTATCGGCAAATAGGATAAAAGTAAAAGTCGATAATGCGTCTCGAGAGTTCTCGTCTGGAGAAACATTACAAGACATAGGCACAGTAATGTCTACTAGCGCTAATGGAGCGTTAGCCACCACTAGCTTACCATTCCAGGCTAATACGTTTTCAAGTAATACTACCGTTGCTAGTACAACAATATCTTCAATATCAAACTCACCATTTATTGCTGAAAAAAATGCTTTCACCCAAAATCAGATTGTTAGACTTTATTCTCTATATTATCCAGGTGAGTGGTATCCTCCTAATTCTAACGGTAATCCAGCTGGTCAAGGTGAAGGTAGATCTTGGCCTGTAGATATACCTTTAAGATTCGCAGAGATTGTGGGAGATACTCAAAGTGATTCTGTATACCGAATTAACTATGATAAAAAAGAATATATTCCTTTTCCCGTAGATTTTTCTACTGTTGAGTCTGGTAGTGATGGAAAAATAAATGAAGTAACTATTAGTATATCAAACTTTGACAATATAATTAGTACATTTGTAGAGAATCCTTTCTTAGCAGGTAATAATAGTTCAAATTCTGTCGTAGCCCTTGTCAATGATGAGCTTGTACACGGTATTGATCCTAGAACTGTAGATGCAGAAGCTTCTGACTATACAGCAGGAACAGAGGGATTTCATGCAATGACCCGCGCTAGAGCTAATGCAGATTTAAACTATAGCGCTGAAGTTGTCGGTAGATATGGTAAAGCTAACTCTGCATGGACTTATAGCGAGACAATCGCTCATAGTAGCACTGCTGATTGGCAAGAACAAAAACAAGATACAAGAGATCTACTAGGTGGGGTTGTTGAGGTTAAGACTACCTTTGCAAACTTTTTAGATTTTTGGCCAGAGTATAGTAGTGCTAGGTATATATCTTCAAATGTAGTAGAAGTTCTCAGTGCTTTACCCTACAGAGTAAATGATAACGTAAAAGCGCAATTTGGTACAACTGAGGCAACTATCACTAGAATTGAGGAAAATAGGTTTTTATTTTTGGATAGATCTTTAGATGCTAATACTTCTGTTGGAGATAATATTTACATAGTTAATCCTGAAGCAGATAGCGAAGCATACATAGAAGATGTTTTTAAAATAGATAATCTAGAAAGTTTAGATGAAAATGTAGCAAGGTTTGGTTTAATATCCTGGCTTCAATATTTCAGATTAGCTGTTCCAAAAAGAAAGTTTTATAAAAATACCTGTCAATGGGTATATAAAGGACCTGAGTGTCAATATCCAGGACCTGGAGGGGGTTCTATTCCAGGCACCTCAAATCCTATACTACAAGCCAATGCTAACCCAATTACAGCATCAAATGAAACTGCAGCTAGTAACGACTTAGACGTGTGTGGAAAATCAATCAGATCATGCCAGCTAAGAAACAATCAAATCCACTTTGGAGGGTTCCCTGCTACTGGAAGAACTATACCTAGACAATGATTAAAGGCTGTATTATGCCTTGGATTCATATGTACGGAGACATTAGAGGAGAATATAGCCTATGTTGTCATACCGATAACTATAGGGGTCCAGGCGAGGTAAAACTTGGCACTAATGGCGCAAGACCGCTTGAAGTGTGGAATAGTGACTTGTATAAGAAAAAAAGATTACAATTTCTACAAGGCCAGTATCCAGCAGAGTGTAGTGTGTGTTATGATATAGAAAAATCTGGGCAAGATAGTCATAGAAATAGAGTTAATCAAAGATTTGAAAAATATGCTCCGCTTCAGAGAAAAACCGAAAAAAACGGTTCTGTTAAAAATCCTCCAGTATGGCTTGATTTTAGATTTGGTAACTTATGTAATTTTAAATGTCGTATGTGTGGTCCTGACGCCTCAACCTCATGGTTTAGAGAAAAACACTTAGCAGCTTTTAACGCTGTTGGTAATGAAGTTCAAAGTTTAGACTACTGGACTAATAACCCTGAGTTCTGGGATGATATGGAAAAAATATATAAAACAATTGATACTATTTATTTTGCAGGTGGAGAGCCTTTTGTTCAAGATGGTATGTATAAAATGTTAGAATTTCTCATAGATAAAGGCAAAACAAATGTTGAATTACAGTACAACTCTAATCTTTCATATTCAAAGTTTAAAAAATATGATATAGTTCAGCTTTGGAAAAAGTTTGATAAAGTTAAATTATGGCCAAGTGTTGAGGGATATAAAGAACATGTTGAATATAGTAGAAAAGGATTTGTGTGGGATACTTTTGCAAAAAACCTGACTATATTTGCAGATTATATAGAAACAGTAAGTGCAACAGGTAACGTATACTCTATACTTTCAAACCCAGAGCTCATCTTGCATTTGAAAAAATTAAACATACAATTTTTTATCACTAACTTGATAAGCCCACCATTCATGGATACAAGCGTGTTACCTCTTGAAACTAAAAAATTTATTAATAAGAAATATAAAGATTTTCTCACTGAGCATCAAAGTTTATTTACTAGAAGTGAAATAAATACAATTCTTAACTCTCTTAGGCACATGAATCGCGCTGATAATTCACACCTATTACCCGAACTTAAAAGATTTAATACTGCTTTAGACTTAAGCAGAAATGAAAGCTTTGAAGCGACTTTTCCGGAGTATGCCGAGTGGTATCGAAAAATTTAAAAAATTATCTTGGATTATCACATAGATACTCAGGGACTAATTGTATTACGCTAATTGCAAGTTTTTACAAAAACGAGTTAAAAAGTGATATATTTGAAAAGCTATTTAAATTAATAAAAACTCAAAATAAAAATATATCTACTAGAAGATGGATGAAGGAAATCAGTCTTAAAAACATTGACGACTGGGCTTCAATGTATGCTACAAAAGTATCATTGACAGAATTGCAAATTTATGATGTAATAGTTTTTAGATCGTTAAAAAGTGAAAATCCAATTCACTTTGGTATGCTGATTGATAACAATATGAGAATGTTACATCTAGAGGAGGGGGCTCACTCTATGATTACAACTATTGATAATTATTGGAGTGAAAAAATTTATGCAGTCTATAGGCAAGTGGTACCATAAATATACTGACTATCCTTATAAGCATTTAGGAAATGACCCTGAAACAGGTATTGATTGCTGGAACCTTTGTATGTATATTTACAAAGATCATCTTAATATAGATATTAAACAACGTAGTTGGGATTTCTGTAATATAGTTGACGAAGATTGGTATAGTAAAACTACTGATCGTTTTTATGAAGATGGTTTTAAAAAGTTTTCTCACATTTTTAAAAAAGTTAATGACGAGCCAAAACTCTATGATATTATTCTGATGAGCATTGGCTCTACTAATATTAGTAATCATTGCGCAATTTACATTGATAAAAATAGAATATTGCAAACTATGTTAGATCACGTGAGTTGGGTTGCACCTTATGGTAATTATTATAAACAATATACAACAGGAATATATAGATGGAACGGTTCGATAGACTAATTTATGAAATGCAGGCTCACGCTGAAGAAGATTATCCAAGAGAGGCTTGTGGAGTTATTCTTAAGGACTTTTCTTATGTTAGAGTTGATAATCTAAGTAATACTCCTACTCTAACTTTTGAATTAGATCCCGGAGCCTTAGTTAAGTATGATGATCAAATTTGGGGTATCTTTCATTCTCATCCTGGAGAAGAACAACCATTACCTAGTAGAGAAGATAAACATGCAGCGGCTTTTGCAGAATATAAATTTATTGTTGGCTTCGGCTTAAATTATTTTATTTATTGGTACGATAGAAATCTTGACGCACTAAAATTCGATAAGTTTGAGAGTAAACACATTGGCAACGATTAAGATACATTCTACTTTACGCAAACACACAGCAGACATAAAGTCACTTCAAGTAAATATTAATACTT